TTCAGCTTGTTGCTGGCGTAGCATGGTGGCTGCTTGTTCTCTTGTGCCACCTTCCCAATGACCTTGCTCTAATCTATCCGCTAATTCATTTGCGTTCATTAACATCTCCCATCTAAATCAAATTCTTCTTTTTTCTTCTTCGCTAATTTCTTGCGTAGCTTGATACCTTCTTGTGCGTTCTTATCTGTTTCGATAGCTTGTTTTACCAAGGATAGTAATCCTTCTTGCACCAAGAACTCAAGCCCTTCTCTATCAAAGTCTACCATAGCATTAGCCGAGCCGTCTTTGTTTTCCTTAACTATTTTTAATTTAATTTCCATATCATTCTCCTAAATTTATTAACACAAACTCGCTTGTTGGTACATCATAAAAATATTCACCCCTAGGAACTTTATAGTTACTGATCTCTTTGATGGGGTGCTTGCTAATATTCTTAGTTTCAATCCAATACGCAGACTGCATATCTTTAGTTAAAGCAAAAAACAAAGTACGACCACTAAAAAACTTAGTCTTGCGTTCAGGCACATGGATTGTGGGGTATGGGCAGTTAGGACTCCATTGCCGTACCTCTACCTCTGCGTACCCAACACATTTCTTATATCCTTTATACAAAAGCAAATCAACCCCGTATTGATCGGGGTTAGCCTGTACTGTTACACCACAAGTTCTTTCTAAGTAATCAGCTACCGCCTGTTTAGCGGGCGCATCATAAAGATCGTGTAGTTCTTGCTCGAACGGTTTACGCATCTTCTTTGGTACGCTTCTTGATTTCTCTGTGGATATACCACATGGCTTTCTTCAAGTCCTCAATGTCGTTACCTTTTTCATCTGCTCGCCAAATATATTTCATAGCATTACCCAAGCAGAAGTTCATATGCTCTGTAATTTGAATACACTCTACCCCTGATGGATGATTTGTGTAATGGGGTGGATGATTAACTTTGTCTGTCATCTTCTTCTTCTTCTGTTTCAATATGTCCTGCAAACGGAATAGGCTCGGTCTTCTTTTCTCTCTTGCCGAATATTGCCTCAAAGCTCCTATCGAACTGTTCCATCGGTACACCTAAAGGTCTTGGTGTATCACCTTTCCCTCCGTCACGCATGGCTAACTCCTCTCTCATGAGAAGCTAATACATCTTTCTTTTTAACGGGGTCTTTCTTATAGGTAAACTTCTCCCAAGCACCAAAGCTATCAAGGCGAAATGTAATATTACCTTTATTATTATATGTTTCTTTTAACCAAGCACCATCGCTATCAGTGTAGTTAAGTACTCTACCAGTCGTGGTAACTTTTATCCAGCTACCATCTTTGTTTTTTATTTCACGCATCGCCTTCTCCTTTATCTATTGAATACTTCCGTGAACTTACCCTTTTGTTACAGTTATAACATTGCCACCTATTGCGTTTACCTTCTATCATCTTGCCTGTTAATGCTGGTTGCATAGACTGACAACTAGTGCAGAACCGCTTACCTGTTAGGCTATGCTCTGCTTCTCTTGCGGCTTTTCTAATATCAATTTTTTCTGACATACTTTCTCTTTTTAATTGTGGCTATACCGTCGTCATTCTCGTCTTCATTGCGAACTGCAAGCATATGTTTTGCTGTGGCAAGTGCTTCTCTTGCATCATCAGCTTTATTAGACAGAACATTACCCCGTATAATAATTCCTACCATGTTCAACATAAATGCCACATCTACAAAGTCTTCATCGTTCATTTAATCTTACTCTCCTTAATCTTCTTGATGCGTTCGGCTTTACGCAAGTCATGGGAGTGTAGCTTTTTACCAACGGACTTAGGCACTTCGCCAGCTTTCTCTGCTACCTTCGCCGCCTTCTTACGGTTAACAACTTCACCATCATTCAAGGCAAACATATGCTTAGAATCTTTAGCTTTCTTGCCTTCCTTCTCAATGAGTTCATCATGCGAGTATGCCTTGCTTGGTGCTTTGACAATCTTGCCTGACTTCTCTTTAATTGCTGGTACTGTTACCTTTAACTTTGCGTTTGCCATATACTTTTCCTCTTCCCTAAATGCTATATCAATAGCGTATCGTAATGTTTCCCAAGAATCCCTCTGCATTACCACAGTTACATATTCCTGACCTCTCCTGATATTAGCAAACATTTCGGTTAAAGTCTTCGCTTGCCACTTCTGTTGCTTCTTAGTAGCGTTTTTAGGTGTTTTACTCATGGATTTCGGTGGTATCTGTCGTTAGGGTTAGCCAGCATGCTGGCAAGAAGTTCATCAACGGTCTTAAACCACTGAATTACTTTCAAGCCATCATGCTGATAGATAGTGAAGCTCACTTAAAACTCTTCACCAATACCCCAAAAGGATTCAATCTTATCTTCAAGATATTTAACAATGGCTTGCTTGTCCATATACAGATGGCGCAGTCGGTTGTTCTCTGACTGTAAGTCTGCAACTTGGGCAGTAAGTTTACCGTTACTTTCGGCTAACTCCTTTATGCGTTTAACCATGTTGGTTTCTAGCACAGTGGGTTTTTCAATAGGGGTTGTGCTTGTCTGAGTCTGACTGATGTAAACACCGTCTTCCTCTTTAGCTACCTTCTTGTCCTTGTGTAACTTATTAAGGGTTGTATATACACTAGCGGGGTTAGCTTTAGTCAGGGTAATAATCCCTTTCGGCTTTAATCCACCATGCGTATTTAATAGGTTAAGAATCTTTTGCGCTACTGTTGTTTTCTTGCTCATGTTTTTCTCCTGTTGTTAATAAAGAGGGTAGATATTTAACATCATCTTCCCTTACTACTAAAGCCACCCCACCGCAGTCTATGATCTTTTTGAGATTCAATTCTTGCAGTGAGGTGAGTTTACCTTTTCCAGCCTTGGTTTCAATACCAATGAAGTTTCCATTTAGACATATTAAGAAGTCAGGCGCACCTTGTTTGCCGTAACCGCCTGTCACTGGCATCACATAGTAAGCACCAAGCCCATCTAGGACTTGGCGTACAGCTTTCTTAACTTTCCCCTCGGGGGTCATCGCCATCTTGTTCTCCCTTGAACACCCAAAATATATCTTCGTTAATCCGTCTACCAACACCAGCAACTTCTTGATTGTTTGCTTTGTGATCTAGTAACATCAATACTGCTAGCTTATCTTGAACCCATTTAGGTAACTCGTCAGCATGGTCATATGATAATTCTAACTCAGGCTTAAAGCTATCTAACAATTCATAACAAGCAGTATGTATTGTATTATCTTCCTGAAAATGTATTTTGTAAATAGGACTTTTCTTAGCCATTTCGATGTAAGAAAGCAACACTTCCTCGGGCGCACTAAACATTTTATTGCCTAGTGCATCTTTCCAATTTGCATGGAATCCTAAATCAAACATTATCTCTATGTATAGAGCTTGCTCTTTCTTAGCTTGTGGTGACATATATCCTTGCATATTAACCTCTCTGAATCCAAAAGTGATTACTGTCTAACTTCATACCTACATTGTCTACATACTGATTATTCTCTAAGATACTAAGCACAGATATAGAACCGACTGCATCCTCGGGCAACTCGCTTACGGGTTTATCCGTAGTAGGCATATCAATACTAGCGTTCCATACATGCTTCTTAAAGTCATCTATCTCCTGTAAACTTACATACGGTTGATCTCCTACTTTATAAATACGAACAAAGGTTGCACTAATCTTACGATTAGATTCCTGTTTGTATGCTTCATAGAGTCCCTCGATACCCTCGGCTACGGCTTTAAACTGCGGAGTATTAAAGGTCATACCTTTAGCTTTTAGGGCTATGATTTCTGATGCAACTTCATCATAGTTATAACCTAGTGGCTGACAATGGTTTCGTAAATCTCGTTGTGTTTTCTCTAGTATTTTGCCTACATTGTTTTGCATACCATCATAGAAAGCCTGAGCCAACTCTCTAGTAGAATATGGCATAACATATTTACATACATTCTTAACGGCTTTCTTTATATCGTTAGACATAATCATGTTGTGCTGAGTCCTATGCGTACCGTACTTAGCATTAGAAATCTTACGGCTATACACACCAAAGGTACTAGTAGGCGAATCAGTAGACCTAACCGAATTATCTTTAAAGTTAATACGACCTAGATCAAATGGGTAGCCATCCATCACAATAGCCAACTCGTTATAGATACGAATACGATGCGTAGCCACTCCATTATCTTTGTTATCTACTTGCACATACTCTTGTTCTAATGGTAAGAATGTTATATTCGGCATAACATCTTTCACTGCGGTAGCGAACTCCATAAGATCATAATTTACAGGTAGGTCTTGCACAAAGTTAGTCCATCCCACTTCTTTAGCCTTGGCAATCATCTGTTCTTTCTGTTCTCGCACACGCTGATCTGCATGGTATTGCGCTATGTTTACTAGTCTAGTCATATCCATTCTCCTTATCTCAATTCAATCTGATAGAACTTACCCGCTTTACGGATAGCTTGTTTTACTTGATACAAAGTATCTGCCCTGTGTTCAAATCGTTGGTCATTACTTATTGCACCCACATCACAGGCTAGGCATACCGCTAGTGCCATACGCTTCTCATGTTCAGGGTTATCAAGAATCGCACACAATTCTTCTCTGTGTATCTGATTACTCCAATACCAATAGTGAGCACTCGTTAGTTTGTTAGCATACTCATCTCTATCTCTGACAATACTCTGACCAAGGATAGGTAACACAACTTGCGCCCACTCCCACAGCTCAGTAACTTTACCAGCATACTTTGTGTCAAGATCTTTATCTATTCTTCGTGTTTGGTATGGTTGTAGCTCATTGACCCGAGTGAACTGCCCATCACTTTCGGCTTTGAATACTACCTTGCTATCCCTCACCATCTCAAAGGTTTGGTTAGCCCAATCCATATTCCCCTTAAACTTAGGTAGATAGTGGCGCACCTCATTAGAAGTTTGTCTGTTTTGCACAACATAATGTTTACCAGTTTCACTATACCAATCAAAACTCATACTTTTAGGTAAGTACGCATCTAAGAATGTATAGCGAGATACAGATATACCATTATTCAAATGACTGCGGATAGTAATGTAGTCACCATCTTCCTTGCGTTCCCAACTAATAGGACAAGTCATCTCTTGCAATGGTAGCTTGCCGTTACCACTCCATGCCCAATGCCCATCTAATAAGATGTATTTGTTATCGTTTACTTTCGCAACACGACTCCACCAGTATCTACGCTGACCCAATGGTCGCAAGTCTTCGCTTGCTCTTGCACCTCTGATTGGTTTAGTGTCCGCATAGCGTTTAGCTACTTCGTCAAAACTATTTAATCCGTAATATCCCATCACCATTCTCCTTCGTTCATGTTTACTGTGTCACCATCATCGTCTACTAACTTACCCTTGAAGTCTGTCTTTGCGTTTAATATCGGTTGCTCGATACATTTGGCAAAGCGTTGTACTTGTGTACGCAATTCGTCAAGTGTTTCACCGCCTGTCGTCGAGTCGCAATAACCGCATGGTTCATCCTTCTCGTTGTAATAAACTTCTTTAATCTCAAGCCATGTTTCACCATCGTTCTCCTCGGTTAAATCTACTACCCTATGATTCCAATACATATCATTCTCCTGATATCAAATCAATTAACTTACTAAACATAAAGCCAGCGCAAAATACCAACATCATTGCAAAGGCACACATAAATAAACCTATTAAATACCTATTAACATCATCTAAAAACCACATAACATTCTCCTGTAAAGTTACTGCGAACATTGATGCCAGTGTCCACATTAGTTTTCAATGTAGACTGCCTTACCTACGGGTGGGTTAGCACTACGGTTATTAAGGATGCACCACATGACAGGGACAGACCACGATCCCCAATCACCACCTAGATAACCATCGGTTAACATCACAACACATTCAGGCTTGATGCTATGCTCTGCCATATACATCGGAACACAAGAGGCATCAGTACCACCACCGCCAGCGGGTTTAGTCGATTGGACTAGCGTTGCATACTCATCTACTAGGTATACTTCTTCCTTACATACTGCTGTATCCCAGTAAAGAATACGCACCTTAGTAGGTTTAACCTGATCGCATATACCTACGATCTCACCTAGGAAAGAGTTAAGTTCACGCTGACCAATAGACCCCGATGTATCTATACCCAATACAATCTCACCCATTGATTCACTAATGGCTGACGGCATGAGTATGTCCATACCAAGATAGCGACGATTCGGTTTCTTCCATGTTGAGTAATCCTTACCCGCACAAGTTGTTGTTACAAAGTCACGCAATACTTCTCGCCAATCCTGTTTAGTTTGTAACAGTTCACCGATATCACGATTACCGCCTGAGCCTACCTTACCCGCTAAGATCGCACCCTGTCGTACCGCTTGGTCAATCTCTTTGGCTAAGTTCTTAACTTCTTCCTCGCTCATCTCTTGTGCGCCATCCCAATCGTGGTCATCAAACGGATTCTCACCACTACCATTCGGGTTCTCCAATACTGGTGGCAGTAGATCAAATACTTGTTGTGCGTTCATGCCTGTAAAGTTACTGTTAATAAGCGCACCATCAATTATCTTAATCCAGCCATACTTACAAGCGTCGGTTTCGGCTAACTTCTGATTGATAACATAGTCACACGCATGATTCGCCTTGGTATGGTGTATATCATGTAGATGTTTCCATGTTGTTAGATGCCTATACATTTTGTGATAACACTCATGCAAGATCAAGAATCTAAACTCTGCATCGGTTAGTTTATTTACAAACTCACGACCATATGCTTCGTCACGACCGTTGGTACACGCCGTAGGTAATCCATCAACGATTGACTTCTTACCAATCATCAGCACACCAGTCAATGCAATGAACTCATCATGACCAATGATATCCGTCACACCCTTGCGTAAGCGTTGCTCTGCCGTTAGTTGTTTGCCTATTGCTAGTGACATTATTCATCCTCCTGTAAAGTTACTTCCACATTTACATCATCATCAAACTCTTGCTCATACTCACTAGCAAGATAGTCGTTATCACATACTGCATAATGATTTCTCCATGACTGAATCAGCAATTCAATCAAATCCTTTCGGCTAATCTTTATATGTTTTTTACTCATCATTACACCTTGTCCGCAGTAAATACATAGTTGTTAGCGATACACCAATCAGTAAACTTCTTATTGGTCATGACAATACCTTGCTTGGAATACTTCGGGTTACGCACTTGCATAGCAAAGAATCCCTGTGCCTCGGCATCAAGACGATTGAGGTATGTCATCCAAGGGTCGATAAATTCTTTACTCATGGTTGACAATGCTCGGTGAACTACCATCATGATTCCTGATGATGATTCTGGTATCTTCGCATTAGCGGGGTTTGTCTTAATTTCTTCATGCTTGGGTAATTGATCTACCAATTCAATAAAGGTGCGTAAGTCTGAACCACCCCTTGCACCAATCGTACCGATAAGATTACTCTGCAATGCGTTACCACTAATTTTGTCTTTTGCCCATAGCCAGTTGGATGCCAATTCCAAAGACCTTGGGGTTACAAAAGCTGGTCGTTGGCATTTAGGATGAAAGATATACGGATTACCGCCCATCTCGTCATCGGGTTTCTCTACATCCTCGTAGGATTGAAATAACTTTTCACCTTCCTCGGCTACCCACATAATCATTGCTGGATGGATGCCGTTGTTATATGCAAAGTTCTCAATCCATAGTTGTGCCGTAGGTTTAGCCATGCGTACTACTGTGATACGGTTTCGGTGGTGTGGCATTAACAGATCGCCCACTCCCTCGCCAGCTAAGTTGGTTGTTGCGAACACGATACTACCTTCGGGTAACTTCTTATTACCTACCTTGTGGTTGAGCATGGTTTCCATAGTCGCCGCTTTGACTGATGGATTCATCTTGCCGTACTCGTCGAACATCAAGATGACAGGCTTGCCATGATGTAGACCGAACTCCTCGTTTGGTACGAACCGCACATACTGTGCATCATCACCCGCATCGAGAATCTTAGGGATATACAAATCGCCTAAGTCTTTAGTTGTGCCATCGAAATAGCAGGGTACATGAGTTGGCAGTTTTTCAGCTAATATCTTTAGGATAGATGATTTACCGCTACCCATATGACCTTGCACTAGGGTCGTGCCTTTAGGATTGGCTAGAATCGACTCAACGATCTCGTCGATAGATTGCTCATACATACGCTCTGCTGTCATTGTAGTTTTAGACATTTGATATAACTCCTATTAAGTTGTTGTGAGGAACTACGTTGCTTTTTTATAACGAGCCTTTTCCAAGTTTATTTTGGTAAAGGTATTGACTTACCAGCTAAATTCCTTTAGCAGTTGATCTACTTTCTGTTTTGTATCTAATCTAAAGTCATCATCTTCCCGCAATGCGTCAGGTGTGACCCCAAGTAAAGCGTTCTCGATCTTGACTTTTGCCTGTTTCATTTGGGCATCGTCTGTAATGTTGAACCGATCAAGCAATCCGACCATATCCCGCACATTTGATACCAGTGTGTCCCTGAATATCTGCTTGTTTTCACCTGTGAGTTTTTCACTCATGTTCTTTAGTGCTTCATGAGTTCGTTGCCATACATCCTTGTATGCGTAGTTGAGGTTGTCGGTATATGCTTGTGCATAAGATAGTTTTAGTTGTTCCCTTGCTTCGTTGTTAATGTTTACCCGCCAATCGCCCACATCAGGTACAGGGGTGAACTTGACTGAGAATCGGTACTTGCTTGCGATATCCTCGGCATCGGGATAGTCTGATGCGTTAAACATAGTGCCTAGTTTCATCTGCGCTTTAATTACCAGCTTATCGTATTGATTGATAAACTCTGTAACTTTACCGTTGAACTCGGCTTCTAACTGAGTGATGTTCTTCTGATAGTCCATGAACATAGCAGTTGTTAACAGGCGCAGTCCGCTATCTGACCAAGGCATCGTCGCATGGTAGTGATAGGTTCGTGCATTACCCGCAAACTTCTGAATAGCATCAAAGACAGGCTCGTCAGCAAATAGCTTCTTGTTGTAATTACCCGCCCGAGTTGTGGTTTGTTTTGCCACATCAATCTCGGCTGAGATTTGTTTGTCCAGCTTGCGCCCTGTCCATGTTGAGATGTTAAGTTCCACAAGCATTGCGCTATTACTGATTGATGGTACTGACCCGACATTGATGTCGGTAAAGTTACTGTGAACTGTTGTGTCCATTTTAATTCTCCTGTGATGTTGTTAATGTTTACTACGCTTTCCTACTGTTATATATATTTTACTAGACTTTACTACCATTGTCAAGTTCCTGTGCGTAATCCACCAAAGCGAGTGCGTGGTATCACGATGATGTATTTCTCCTCATCCATTGACTGTAAAGTTACATCGTGGTCTGTCCAGCACACTACACAATAGGTGCGTTTACCAATGCGTTTAATCTGCCCTGTGTTCATGATGCAATCCATTTCTCAAAGCCGACTGCAAAGTTATAGAGAATGAATAGAGTAAATGCCCATACACCAATCCACTTGAGATACTCCATTGCCCTATCCCAATCATTCTCACATCGCCATATTGGTGTCGCATAATCAGCATCCCGAAATGCCTCGCTAACTGTGCGGTGGGTTTTATTACTGTGAATAATAACGGCGGGGTCAATATCTGATTTATATATCAGTTTGGTTTGCTTGGTTATTGGTGTTGGGTTGCGCCATACTACCTTATCGGTTTTTGGGTCAAACACATATGGGTTTTTCTCATTGGTTACTTTCATTTTGTTTCTCCTGTGTAGGTTTCTAAATAAGTTTTTGGGTTCAATGCATAGCCAAACACATAATACAAAGGGTTATTTTCGGCAATGAGTTGGCGCTTCTCATCAGGTGTTTCACATAGGGATAACCTATGCGGTAATGATGCGATCTTCTGTGCCTCGATCAAGTTGACCCGACTGCGCCTTGACTTGATTACATAGTTTCTCATTGGATAACTTCCTTTAGTTTGATTAACTCCTGTTCAAACCCTTCACGACCTAAGTTTTCACGAATTGCTAGCAGTCGTTCCATGTTGTCCCTATTTAATAAGAACTTAGCCATTGTTTCCTCGCTACCAATGATTGCCATGATTGCGGTCATTAGAAAGATTTTGTCTTCGCCGTTCATTCGTTTTCTCCTTCATCTTCGTTCCGTTCGGTTTCAATCTGTGTTAGCAGATCATCTACCTCTTGGGCTACATAATTGGGGATTTCAGATAGGGTTTCTCTCTTACCATCTTCCCACTCCACTTCGATAGTCCACCATACTATTTTGTTCATGTTGTCCTCTTTGGGTTAAGTTGTTTGAGCAAGGTTGGGTCTGTGACGACTTGGTAGTTGCTTTTGTTCATAGGTACGATGGTGAACTTGCGTGACTTGGCAAACTCATCACCACATGGTAGGCAGAACTTGTAGCCCAATGCCCAACGGCGGGTTTCTATTAAATCACCACATAGTCTGCAATGGTGTTGCGGTTTACTGTGCTCCATATGTTTCTCCTGTAAAGTTACTGACAATGTTGTGAATGGTTGAATTGGCTGTTGTAAACTAATTTCCCAC